CGATCCTGATGCCGGCACCATGCGCACCTCACAAATCATCCCAGCCACGGAACGAGCCTCTCGCTTTCCCATCCAGTAAGCCACGAGTTGATCGGTCTTGAACGATAGCACGAAGAGTATGGCGAAAATTAACTTCAGGAATGCTAGAGACAAACACCCGAGTGCTAGCAATACGGTCTTGTTCATTCCGGAGGGGATTCGTCGTGGGCTAGGTAATACAGAACGCAGAGTATCTGGCGTAATGTATTGTCATCGGAGGTTTTCGTCGACCCAGAGCGAAATTTCCCTGGGATCTCCTGAACTACCCCATCGGCGTACATGACTACTGCTCTTGGCATCTCGCAGTAGTATTCGCGTATGTACTCGAGTGAATGGGTGAAACGGTCCCACACCGTGGCGGTCATGGCGTACCTGACGTCTCCGATGACATGGTGTGACTCCATCATCATAAAAATGACGCGAATCGGTAACCAGAGGGCCCTTTTCGCGTAAGACATCATCTCCGTCAGTAGGAATTTCCACGTGGGCCCATGGCTTGCCATCTGCTTCGCCGCGTTGCCGATAAACATCCTTAGAGTTATGTACGCACTTTCGGCTAAGGCACTCTGAGTGATGTGCATATCGAATTCCTTCGCGTCGCACGCGAGACCGTTGTACCCAGACATCAGTACGGACGCGAGTCTTGACACGAAGTCTCCTGCAGTATCGGAACCAATGAGAGATGGCCCCTGGCCTTTCCTTATGGCCAAGGCGTGGTTGGTTGGGACGATGTCGATTTTTTGCTCAGCAATCTTGTCAGCCGGCATTGCCTCGACCACGCGGGTTTTTGTGACCACGAAGTCTTTGCTTTCCAAATACTCATACTGGCCCTCGATGATCTTGGCGAGAGCAGGTGGTAGATGGGCACGTCGCCGTCGACGCTCCTCAGGATCATGGATGACGCGTTTACGTATGTCCGATAATTTGATGCACTCGGGTTTGAAGAACCCAGTCTCCATGTGCTCATTGGGGTTGTCCGATCTCACCCACGTGTCTGTGTACATAGTGGCCATCCTATGCATAGCGGGGACGGCCATACCAGCCGCGGCGGTAATATTCAATCGTAGTTTTGTGACGTGCCCTGGGTTGGCGCTTAAATTGGCCGATCTCACGTATTCCTCCACACCACACGTGAGACATCCATGATAAGGATCCGCCCAGCGGGGGATGGCGTACAAGAGCGTCAACTGAAGGACACTGATCAGCCTCTCGGTTTTCTTCTTAACCGAATGACACGGCATCGGTCTAACGTCGGCGCCCATCCTTAGACCACGAGCGACGCCCGCGAAGGATGCGCTTCTATCGCTTATGGCGGCCTTCGTCAGGCCTCGCACCGGCCACCACTCATGACCTTTGCCGAGCATCTTGACGTCCACATTTTCTTGGGCTTTTGGTACCGCGTCCTCCATGTTCATCTCGGCGAGGTCTGCATCTTCATATCCTGTCATTCTCTTCGCCATCTTTTTGTGCTGGCTTGGATTGATTCCAATATTCTTGGATTCGAAGGGGTAGGTGTCAATACAGTCCGTTGATATGTCCGGATAAGGCAGTAACTCAAAATCGTAGGTCGGGCCATATTTATTTCTGAACATCGGTCGAGCGTAAAGCTCCTCTGTGGGACTCATCTGCCAGAATTCGCGCGTATTCATTTCGGCTGTCAGGGCGTAGCACAGCTCCCGATCAGTCCTCAATCCATCTGACATGTTCAGCCAAGCTTCGGACCCCACCGCCACATCGAGAATCACGGCGTTTGTGGTCCCGTCGGAGCCAATGAGGAATAGGGAATTCACCGAGTTGCGATCGTGGTACGCGAGTGAATAGACAAAGGCTGTTGCGAAGCACAAGGCCGATTGCATCTTGGTGATCGCGCACCAACCAGCGAGTTGGCCGGGCATGGCAATGTCGGCGCTGTGGGCGGTGTTCTCCACCATGCCCGCATTGATGTCGTCCACCAGCGACAGGTACGTCCATATAGCGGCCAATTCAACTATGCTTATCATGCCGAAACAGCAGCCCACTATAATCATGGGTCTCATGAAGACCAATCGCAACGTCGACATGATGACATTACCATTACGCCTCCTCTCGCCGGCCATCTCGAAGATGGTGGGTCCCTTAAGTCGAATCATGGCCCGCGTTTTTTCATATGATCGCGCTAAAGGCTCGGCCAGATATACAGCGTAAGCGACCAGAAAGAACCAGAGGCTCATCACTGTGAAGCCAAAGTCACGTCAATGCGTTGGGGCACGCGTCGTTCCTTGTTCAATTTCTCAGACTCGCCGACGGTTCTGAAGGTGGTGATTCCGACTGCCACCGTTCGCAATAGAGATACGGTGAGCTCCGAGACGGCCGTCACAGCCATTATAGCGACGATGTCCCAATGTGGGTCCGCGGTGGCACAGTATTGAGACAAGCAAACGGAGCACGAACCTATGGTTGCCAGCATGCCCAAGGCTTCCTGGTTGGTAAATGCTTTAACCAACCCTGAAGCGGCCACACAAGCCATGAAAATCACTAACCAGGGCCAGTGAGATGAGAACAGTCCTATTGGCAACATTTGCGCAACTAACACGCATGCGTTGGCGACATCGTCGACCCTGTGAGCGAAGATGAAAACCACTGCCGCGGACATAACGGCCACGTAGGGATACCCGATCATTAGAACCCTTACAACAGTGAACGTCGTCAGTAAGACGCGGGCGGCAAGAACTTCAGTTGGTACGGTTTTGCCGATGTCGCTCACTATCCGTACAACGGCCGGCTTTGCTTGCTGCCACCAGGCCGCCACTTTCGCCCCAAGCGTCGTGACGTTGTAAACGATGATCGCACTGATCACCATCACGCATATGAGTATAACAGGGGCTGACGGAGCCGTCATCATCTGTGGTAGGAATGTCATACCCACCGATCTGCTGTAGAGCTAGACAAGGTGAATACGAGTATCGCGCTGAGTAGCGTATCTGCTGGGGCGGAACCTAGGCCCATGCTAACGCAAGCGCAAAACATGGCGGTGTCTGTTACGACGTCTAATGCCATCCGGGTCTTTACAGCTGCTTCGTACGCGATCTTTTCTTCTTCGTCTGGCCTTTTCACTTTGCCAAGGTCGAAGGACGAACGTATGAGGTCAACCACGATCCAGTTTATGATTACAACAACCAGGGAGTTCCAATACCCGGAAACAAGTAGGCAGATGGCGGAAAGAGGGTGACATCGCCCGGCAACATACGACGCGATTGATAACATAACCAGCACCGGCAAGAGAGGGATTGGGAAGGATGCGCCGCTGGCGAGTACGCTGCCAATCGAGGCGATCAGAACGAGATTACGCGACAATTCTGCCGCCTTTTGTCTCTTCCTTAGCGGTTCGATGTCGATTCCATCTGCCAATGTAGTCCTGCGTCTGGCTGTTGCTTCTGCCGCTCGCACTGATTGTTCACCGATCGTCCACGAGACGGTGAAAGCCGCGAGGACTGAGATTGCAACCGTGAATAAGGCTGGGACAATCATTACACAAGACCTGCTAGCGCTCGCAACAATGGACCGTTGATCGATGTGTTGTCGCTCGTGATGACTGAGGTGGCCAAAGGCCGCGACACATCGATAGAAAACGGATCACACCCGAAGTGAATGCATAGGGGGCACCCGACAGATACAGCGAGCATGGCTCTGCGCTGGGCCGGTAGCCTAAAGCAGGAATCATCCATGCTCTCGAACCGTCTCTCGTGCGACCGTCCCGACCAAGGCCATCGCTTGACCCAGCGGGGCCGCACGAGATCGGTTGGCTCATGCCCGGTTATATGATCTGGGGCGGCCTCATGAGCGCTTCTAACGTGATTGTCGACACTATCGATGTCCCGACACTCCTCGATCAACGCCCTACTCAGAGCATCTCTTGACATCAGCACGCTAGTGGCATCAGACCTGCTTGATCTGACTTCTCCGAGTCCAGACGTGAGAATCGTCTCGGGTAACCACGTTTCAGCCACCAGTGTGTCTGCAATCGTTTTGGCAAGCGCGATCGCCACTCGAGATGGTAGTCTCGTTACCGGTGGGTGATAATCGCGCCATCCGGTTGCGATCAAAACGGCTTCAAAACTCATGAGAGCGCGAGCGGCTGCCGAGTATAGAATAGCGAGGATCATGGCCACCCAGGCCCCCAGACTCTCAATGATACCATGGATCCCGAGAACTGGCGCGACCAAGACATAGAGCCGACGATAAGCTTGGTCCTCGCGTTCTAGTTGCGTTCGCCGCGTGATCATCGGCATGCTAAGATGAGTCCAAGTGGCAACGAAGAGCCGACACATTATCCACGTGGATGGGCCATAGCCGCTGGTGCATACAACGCATATGAGGATCGACTCAAGGGTCAATTCAACGTGAGTGGACTTGGTGGACATTGATAGCAACTCGGGAGGCATTTCGTCCCTGGCGACATAAAAGACACCTGAAGACACGAGGTACCTCGCGATCGCTACTATCAGCATGCAGAGATACGCGGCCACGGCAAGTGGACTCGGCGCACTCGGCACGCACAGGTAGATCGTGGCGGCCAGCGTAAGTGTTACAGCCGCCACCAACCAAGGAGTAAAAAGGGAAGAACCGCGCAGGTCTAACGATCGAAACAGATAAGTTGAAGCGCTTACCGCGGCGCTCGCGATCGTGCACCAGATGCGACGCGCCACCGGATCAAGCGACAGGCCAGGCAGAGATACAGAGCTGATCGAAAGGAGGCACGTCAACGTGATCACGAACAGCATTAGATCGCACGTAGCGCCGTTCGGAACGGGGACATGCGCCAGGGGCGACCGGGTCCCCAAACAACAATGTGCCAGGTAGCAAAATGCCGCGACGTATACCATGATCGCCTCGCTCATAACGGATTGTCTCGAAGTCTGCGGTGAGACGAACCGAACGAATAAGTCCCCGCCATCACCGCAGGGTTCTCATCAGCGTAAGTGTCACGCAGATCTGGGAGGTAAGGCTCTGTTCGCAGCATGGAGCCTGGCTTATCAGGGTCGGCATCAAGGTAGACGAGCGACGACATGGTGAACGCGAAAAAGTCCACCTCGTAGACGGCGGCAACCACGACTGAGGGCGTTCCATCTTGCAAGCATTCGACACCGGAACGTGCGTCAGTTTTCCGAAGTCGCCAGGGCTTAAATACGTGCGTTGGTACAAACCGGTCGGCGACCTGAATAATAGTGCCAACCTGGGATATGATAGACTTCGCCGTTTGCCCTGGGGAATAGCGTGAGACACCCTCGCTGGTCTTCGGGGTTATCCCGTCCTGATTTTGAGACAAGAATGGCCTTGTCGCCGTGCACGTGAGCAACCAGCACACGGTTGTCAAACTGAGGATGACCGAGATTGAAGCGCAATTACAGCCGCTCGCGCAACCAGCTAGCAAGCACAGCACGGCGGTTATGGCGTAGGACACGTGATCGTGCGTCGCCATCAAGTCGAGTGACGCCGCACAATCTGAGATGCGCGCTGCGGCCTGCCAATCGATGTAAACCAGCGGCCACATCAGAATGGTCAGGGTCAACGGACAAGCACACAAAGCCAGAAACGTGAGTATTTTGACCCCGTCCGGCGGCAGTCTTCCGGGGCAGAAGCCACTTATCACTAGCACGATAATAGCCACGAACACTATCTTTACGCACGCTACACTAGTGACCACATAGGCCAGTGAAGCCAGT